AGGGCGGCGAGGGCGGCGGCTTTGCCGGGGGCCGTGTCGGCCAACAGGGAGAGCAGCAGGGCCTTGGCGTTGTCACTCAGGCCCTCGCCGGGGTCACCCTGCGGGCCGGGGTCGCCGCGCGGCAGAGTCAGGCAGAGCTTTCCGTCACGGATGTCGGCGGCGGGTGTGTCGCCGGTGGTCACGCTGCCGATGCCCTCCACCGCCGCGCCGCAGGCGGCTGCGATGCCGTCCTCCATCCGGTTGAGTACGTCGGCAAGGTTGATTTTCATGCCGCTGGAAAAATGATGTTTGGTATACTTCATGCTGCACCTCCGTTATAAGGTCATATCGCCCAGGGTGGTGTTACCCAGAGTGCTGGTGTCGTCGGTCTCGGTGCTGCTGCTGTCGGCGATTTGGCCCAGCAGGCTCACCTGCATCTGGATGTCCCCCTCCGGGACGTTCTCGGCCCAGAAGGTGACAGTACCCGCCCCGGTCTCGCAGACGCCTGCGAGACCCGCAGAGACGGCCACGGTGAAGGTCTCCGGGGTGGGTACGGCGGAGGGGACGTTTGCCTCTCTCGCCGCCCGCAGCTGGGCCGTCTGCTTGTAGGCGTAGCCGGGTACGTCGGTGCATTCGGCCCAGCCGTCTGCCGGGAGGGTCACGGGCCAGATGCCGAGATAGCCGCCGGTGTAACTGGCCAGCAGCTTGTCGCAAAGCTTGGCGGTCTCTTTGGCCTTGGCCAATGCCTGCTGGCCCAGCGCCTCCATGGGGATGCCGGTGACGCCGTCCCGCATGAGGCCGCAGAGGGCTTCGTCGGTGCGGGTGTCGGTGAGGGATGCGGCAGTGATCTCTGCACTGCCGGCCGGAACGGAGATCTCACACAGACACAGCTCATAGATGAAGTGCGTCCGGATCAGCTCCGGTGCAGTGGGTTCGGCCTCCGGAGTGCCGGGCTTGAGCTTCAGAGCCGTCAGATTGGCGTTGGCATCAAACTGGAGCACCACCCGGTCGATGCGGGGCAGCATATCGTCTGCGTCGGGTACCGCCAGCGTGCCGCGCTCCCGGGCGCAGACAGAGATGCCCTTGAAGTCGTCGTAGTTGATCCACGCGAGACCGGGGGAGACGGTGATCTCCCGGGGGCCGCTGACGGTCACAGCAAAGTTTGAATTGCGAGAGTAGACGCCGGAGGTGCGGGTGCATAGATAAGCGGCCACATCTTCGGCACTGTAAGTCACCCCGTCGAGGGGGTATGTCACAAGCTTCATGTTCTTCTCCTGATGATAGGTGTTCCGATCTCGGTGGAGACGCTGTTCTCGCCCTTCTGGGATGTCAGGGTGATGGACGTGATGCGGGCGGCAGCCTGAATGTCGGTACCCGGCAGGCTCGCGGCGACGACTTTGCCCACCATGACCTCATCCGTAGGGGTAAAGCGGAAATTCTCAAGCCGAGTGTGCTTGGCCAGCTCCTGCGTGCCGAGGGCTTTCAGGCTTTCGAGGTAGTCGCTCTGGGTCTGGCTGCTGCTTCTGGTGCGGCTGGCGGCATCCACCACCAGCTCTCGCCGGGCAATTCCTGCTGCACTCTCTGCGCCCACCGTGACGGTGGCGTCGCCGCCTACCACGATCACCACATTCTTATAATCGGCCGTGCTCTCGGTGTAGGTCAGGTCGGTAAGGTTGCCGTACTGGGGCGCATAGCGGGCGTTCCGGTCCAGCAGAGGGCGGTACAGCTCGAACAGCAGCTTTTTCTCTGCCGGGTCGAACCGGAGCCGGAAGCCGATGTCCAGCTCCTGACATACCTGCTCGGCCACATCCAGCAGACTGCCGGGTGCGGCCTCGCCGGTGTAGGTGTCGGTGATCTCGGCCAGGTCGCCGAGCTCGACGCCGGGCCACGGCTCCATAGCCGTGACCAGCTGGCGGAGCGTCGTCTCTGCCGAAAAATTCTTCAGGGTCTGGAGGCTGCTGCGCTCGTCGAGGATGTAGGCTGCGTCGCGGGCAGAGACCACAAGGCGGTGGTCGGAGGTCTGGGCGGAGCATATCCGCATAAGGTGCTCGCTGCCTACCAGCCAGAGATACCGGTCGGGGCGGCAGAGGGCCTGCAGGCTGGTAGATTCATGAAGCTCCAGCTGCGCCCCCTGTACGTTCTTGTAGGTGTTGTACCGCTCCGGCCAGACTAGCGACACCCAGCTCTCGATCCGCCCCAGAAGCTTCAGCTCGGGGCTATAGACAAAGAGAGTCTTTGTGCCGCTGGCAGTCAGGGCAGATGTTTTTTCGCCGCTCATGAGGTTTCCTCCACTACAAGAGATGCATATGCCACACTGAAGCTCAGGGTCAGATAGAGCGCTGTCATGCCGCTGTCGGCGGTGCGTGTCCATGCCCGTGTGCCGTGACGCAGCGTCCAGAGGGTGCTGCTCTCATCCAGCAGCTCGAAGGCGTTGAAGGTCTCGCCGTCGATGATCTGCTCGATGCGCAGCCGCCCGTCCTCCCGCCAGAGCCGAATGACTTCGCCGTCCTGCATCTCGGTGAGAAAACGAAGATACTCTCCGGTAGCAAGATCCCGCACGCCGGGGTTTTGTACGACGCCCTGCGCAGTCAGCGTCAGCACAAAATCCTGCGTGTCGGGGCCGGGGTTGCTGAGCTTGAGAAAATCCGACTGGATGCGCAGACCGAACTGGTGGGTGCTATAGCAGACGGGCAGCCGGAACGCAGGCTGCGTATAGAACAGCGAAGCGCTGGTCTCGGTGACGCTGCGCCAATAGGGATTCGGGCAGTAAAGCTGAAAGCTGAAGGTGGGCCAGAGGTTTGCGGCACTGATGGCGGGGCAGCGCTGCACTTCGGCGTCGCAGTAGTATTTTCCGGCCACGGTCAGCCGCCCGGTGGCCCCGGGGGTGAAAATATCCCGCAGCTGACGCTTGAGATAGGCAGTATTCCGCAGGATGCGCCCGGTAATGGTGCGGGTCACCCCGGAGATGCTGCGGCTCTCCACGGTGGCACCCACCTGCTGGTAGCCCTGACTAGTCTCCAGCTCCACCGGCAGATCGCCGATGGGGTCGATGCTGTAGAGCACGCCTGCCTTGTAGCCGAAGCTGAAGCTCTGGCCGCTGCTGGCGGTAAAGATGGCATCAAACACCGGCAAGCACCGCCCTTTCCTGTTCGTATCGTGCTTCGCGCATCAGGTCAGCCGCTGTCTGCGCTTTGGAGTAAATATACTGGTTGATCTCATACGAGGGCCGGGGCTTGCGCTCAGGCCGAGCGGTTTCTTTCTCGTAGTCCCACAGCGAGTAGCTGGGGGCGGTGACGGCGCTGCCGGAGCCGGAGCTGCTGTTGGGCGTCTTCACGGAAGATCTGCTGCTGCTCCCCAGCTTCATGGCAATGGCCGCGATGGCCACAGCCAGAGCGACGCCTGCAGCGATGACCATAGCACCCACAAGCAGGCCGATGCCGGTAGCCGAGATGGCCGCACCGATGGACTCCAGCATGGCGACAAAGGCAGAGCCGACCGTGGTGACGAGGGTACCCATCGCGGCGAAGATGGTGGGGAAGGCCGAGAGCAGGTTGCCCGAGAGGGCTGTGCTGATGGCCTTGGCCGCTGTGCCGAGGGGGCCTTTAAGAGCCGCGAAGGTGTCCTGCAGGGTGCCGCTCAGCTGCCCGGCCAGAGAGGCAACGTCGCCAAAGCGGCCGGTAATGCCCTCGAAGAGCTGCTGCCCCAGAGAAGCCGCGCCCTGCGCCAGCCCCTGTGCGCCCTGTCCGAGAACGCCGTTCAGGCCGTCCACCAGCGAGAGGGCGTAGTCGGTGAGCTGCTGCTTCTGGTCGGCGGTGAGGCCTGCGTAGAGGGCGGATGCCGCCCACCTGCCGATGCCCACCCAGTCGCCGCTCTGCACGGCTTCCCACAGCGTATCCACCGTGCCGAGGATGCCCTCGTTGGCCCGGTCTTTGAGGGCAGACCAGAGGCCGTCCAGTGTCTTGGCGGCGCTGTCCTTGATGGTCTCGGCCACCTGCTCGGTGCCGTCGGCGGCAATGGTCTTGACGGTCTCCACCGTGCGGAGCGCCCCGTCGATGACCTTGTCCTGCGTCTGGGTGATGACCTGCTGTTGTTCGGTGGTGCCGTCCGCGAGAGTCTTGGTCACGGTCTGGGTGGTGGTCTTGATGCCGTCCACAATAGCCGTGCTGCTGGCGGTCACGGTGCTCACCACGTCCCGCACGGTCTCCATAGTCTGGCTGACCGTCCGCTTGCCGTCCGCCGCGATGGTCTCGACGGTCTTTACGTCCTTGAGGACGCCGTCCACCATCTCGCGGCTGGTAGAGGTGATGACCTGCTTCTGCTGGGTGGTGCCGTTGGACAGCTCCTCGTTGATGGTCTGGATGGTGCGCTTGGTGTTCCCGACGACCTCATAGGCCGTGTTGCTGTAGGAGTTCACCACCGAGGCGGCAGTCTTTGCGGCAGAGCCGGCCTTTTGGGCCGCTGCCGCCGCAGCGTTACCGGACTTGGTGTAGGCCGGGATGGTGTCCTCGACCTGCTTTGCGAGGTTCTGCATCCTGAATGCATTGACCTCGGCCTTGTCCACCACATCGTCACGGAGGGTCCAGTCGGTGTCAGGCTGTGCAGCGGTCTTAGCGACCTGAATGCCTGCAGTGGCGATGGTCGCCGCCGTGCCGGTGCCTTTCAGGCCGCTGATAAAGCTCTGAATGAGATTCTTGCCCCACTGCACAGCCTGCCCGGGCAGGGATTTTATCCAGCTGATCGCGCCGGAGATGCCCTGCTGCATGGCCTGCGTCACAGACGACGCCATGCTTTTGATGCCGCTGGCCAGCCCATTCAGGATGTTTGCCCCGAGATTCAGCCAGTTGAAGGCGGAGATCACCGAGACGATGGCCTCCACGACTTTGCTCAGATTCTGGATGATGAGAGGGATGCTGTCGATAAGACCTTTGCCCAGCTGCACCATGAGGCCGACCGCACCGGCTAAAATTTTCGGTGCATTGTCGTTGATGAGGCCCGCGATATTGATGACAATATCGGGAATGTAGGCGAAGAGCTGCGGCAGGCCCTCCACCAGCCCGTTTGCAAGGCTGAGGATGAGGTCGATGCCTGACGAGACGAAATCACCGAAATTCGCCCGAAGCTCTTCGGTGAAGGAGAGGACGGCGGGCAGCGCCTGCGACAAAAAATCCGGGATGCCTGCGGCAAACCCGGATGTGAGATTCTGCAGCAGCTCCGTGCCGGTCTGAAGGATGGCCGGGGCCAGCGCAGCGATGGCCTCCGGGATGCCGCCGACCGCATTGACGACCAGCGGGAGAAGGTTGTCCACCAGATAGGTGCGGGCCGTCTCCACAAGGGCCTCCAGCGAGGGCTGCAGGTCCTCGCCCAGCGCCATCTGCCCCAGAACATTCTGGGCGGCGGCCTTCATGGAGGCAAAGGAGCCGGTCAGGGTGGTGGTGGCCTCCCTGGCCGTGGTGCCGGTGATGTCCAGCTCGGTCTGGATGACATGGATGGCGCTGTACATGTCGGCCAGATTGCCGAGATCATACTTTACGCCGGAGATCTTCTCGGCGTCCTTCAGCAGGCGCTGCATCTCAGCCTGCGTACCGCCGTAGCCCAGCTTGAGGTTGTCGAGCATGGTGTAGTTCTGCTTCGCAAAGCCCTGATAGGCGTTCTGGATGTCCTGCATCGAGGTACCCATCTTGTTTGCGTTGTCAGACATATCCACCATCGCCATGTTGGCCAGCTGCGCCGCCGCGTCGGTGTCCTGACTGACGCTGGAAAGCAGGCTGGCCGCGAAGCTGGTTGTGGACTCCATGTAGTCGTTGACCGAAAGTCCGGCGGTCTTGTAGGCCTGTGCGGCATAGGTCTTGACCTTGTCAGCGCTGTCCTTGAACAGCGTTTCGATGCCGCCGAGGCTCTGCTGGAGAGCGCCGCCCGCGTTGACCGAGTCGGCGATCATCTTCCCGATGGCGGCAGTGCCCAGCACCGTTTTGATGGTGCCGACCAACTTGCCGGTGAAGAGCTGTCCGGCAGACTCACCGGCGCGGGCGCTTTCGCCGCCCAGCTCTTCGGCGATGCTGTCCTTGATGCCCTTGGCCGAGGGTACGATCTGGACATAAGCTTTGCCAAGTTCAATGCCGTCTGCCATGTTCAACCTCCTTTCATGGCGGCAAGTGCCGCCTCAAAATCTTCCGGGCTGTCAAAGCTCTGCACATTGCCGGTGCCGCCTGTATCGGGATCGGTGAGGGCGGCAAGGATGGAGTCGGGCGGGCGGCTGCCGGGGCAGCCGATGAGCCGCCATTCGATGCGGTGCAAAGCATCCACCGCGGCGGCATCCATCAGGGTCTTCTCCGGCAGCTTCTGCCCGGCCAGATGCATCATGCATCGGCTGTCCGGCGGCAGACCGGAGGCCAGCGTGGCCGCCAGCCGCACCGGCAGGCTGCGCCAGTCCAGCAGATGGTAATACTGGGCAAAATCGCAGATAAGCTTGTCTTTCCCCTCATCCGATGCGATCAGGCCGGAGAGGAAGAAGAGTTTTTTCCGGCACGGAAGGATTCCATCAGCTCGCCGAGAGCGTTGCTCAGGGCAACGACCGGTACGCGGCCGTCCTCGGTGCGCAGGTGGTCATAGAGCTTCTTTGCCTGCGCCTTGCCCATCAGCAGGCGGATGGTGCGGCCCAGAGACAGGACGTCGGCGTCCTGCACCGCGGCCAGCGCGTCCAGAAGCTCCACATTGTCCAGCGCTTCTTCGCTGAGTTCGACAGCAAAGCCGTCCTTGGTTTCAGCAGTGATCATGCCTTGACCTCCTTAGCTTCTTTGGCAGCCTGCGTCTCTGCGCCGGCTGCGACGATGTACTCATAGTGGGTGTTGCCATGCTCATCAGGTACAGCGGTCAGAGTGGTGTTGTAGCCCACCGCGCCGTTGGAGTAGGTGATGTCGCCCACGGCAGAAACGGCAGCGTCCGGGATGACGATGCGCTTGGCTGCATTGTTTTTCATCACCATGTCGATGACCCAGCAGCAGTCCTGCTGTTCATCGCTGTTGGCCTTGACGGTGATGCCGGTCTCCAGTGTGCCGGTGACGTTCTTGTCGCCATACACCGACTTGAGCACGGCCGGGTTCAGCGCCTCCAGCAGGGTATAGGCGAAGGTGTCCGGCTTCTCGGTCTGCTGGGTCAGCACGGTGTCGCCGCCCCATGCGGTGGTGTTCTCGCTGGAGGGCGAGTTGGAGTTGGTCAGGCCGTCGCTGGAGATGTAGCCCAGAGACTCAAAGGCCTTGTCCAGCTCACTCTTGGCGTCGGTGGGCAGAGGCGTACCCAGCGGGGCGCGGTGGACCGCGCCGCCGACCTTGGGCTTTGCGGCGGTGACGTTCTTTGCGTTTGCCATAAGGAAAAGCTCCTTTCAGAAACTCAGTAATGCACCAGCTCGAAAACCGCCTGATAGCGGGGCAGCTTCCGGGTGGTATCGGGAAAATCGTAGTCAGTGACCAGCTTGCAGCTGACCACCTCGGGCAGGGTGTCGGCATCCAGCATGGCCTGCACGACATGGTGGCTGAGCTGGGCCGCGCTGAACTTGCTCTTTCCGTAGGACTGCACGGCCAGCGTGGCGTGGAAAAGCCCCTCGTCGTGGCCGGAGCCGGTCTTGTCCAGCACAACAAAATTGCCGGAGGGCTCCTCCGGCACGGACAGATAGCAGGGAAAACCGCTTTCCCGCAGATAATTGAGGATGATTTCTTCGATCATAGTCACTTCAGCGCTTTCAGGATGGAGTTGGTCTCGGCGTTCTCTCTCCGGGCGGAGAGAGAATCGGCGCTTATCTCAGCCACTGCGCGGGTGTCCGCCGTGTAGTAACTGGCCGTATATCCATCGCCCAGACGGCTTTGTGCCGCAAAAGCGACGGAGGAAAGGCCGTTTTGCATCTCTTTACTCTTCAGCAGTTTCCGGACACCGGAGCGGTTCAGCTCAAAGTGAAAATCATTCATACCGCTCCACCTGTACTTTCTTATCCCAGTCCAGAGGCGTGAGCTGGGTGATGTATTGCTGCACGCCGTTCAGGACGCGCCATCTCTTCCCGAAAAACTCCACAGCGCAGCCCTCCCATTTGTGAGTGTCGGCCTTGGGGATGCAAAGCTCATAAACCAGATGACGGCCGGAAAGCTGCAGCTCTGTGGGCGATGCCGCAGAGTCAACAGGCGTAATGAGCACATTTTCGACTGTGACCGGCGTTTCGGCGTAGACGGGTTCGTGAAATGCATCCTCACCGGTCTTGGTGCGCTCGTAAAGCGTGACCGGGGTGCCCTTAATCAGAGCTGCCATACAGCTCGATCACCCCCATCCGCTGGCGGCGCAGCCCCAGCCGGGCCAGCTCAGACTTCTTGATGAACAGGCCGCCGCCGGGAACGAGAAAGGAGCCGGAGGCGGAATAGCCGCCTGCGGCCTGCGTCAGCTGGGTCATGGGCTCCTGATCGGTGCTGGTCATCAGCGCCCGCGCAGCCACATCGACCGCGACGCTCTTGGCCACCAGAGCCAGTGCAGAGTCCGAAGCGACCAGTGCGGGCAGGTCCTTGCCCACCTTGCGGGCCTCAACATCAAGGCTGGCTGAGATGACCTCCAGCAGAGGGCCGGCGCGGGCCTGCTCTGCCTCCGTCATGGGCCTCCAGAGGGTGGTCATGTCGTCCACGGTGGCGTAGGTCATACCGTCGCCCTGCCTTTCCGCTTGGACTTGGCAGCGGGAGGGTCAGCCTCGGTGTCGGCCTCGGACGTGGCGTCCGGCGCGGCATCTGCCCTGTCAGGTTCCCAGTCGCCGCCGGAGATGAGGCAGTCCGTTTCGATAACAGCGCCGGTCTTTTTGTTGCGATACAGCATGGTCATGTCCTCCTTACTCGCCGGCCTTGATGTGGGCGAAGGCAGACGGGTCGAGGATGCCCCAGCCGATGTAGGCCTCACCGCGCAGATAGACCTGATTGTGGCCCTTCAGGTCGCCCAGCTGAGTATCATTGTCGGGGTTGCCGTAGCGGATGACCTCGATGGGGATCTCCTTGGCATAGCCCCACTTGAAGCAGTTGACGAAATCGCCCACAAGGGCGCGGTCGAGGCTGGAGCCGGAGGACAGGTTAGAGGTGGACTCCACCCGCAGGCCGTTCACCTCGCCGGGATTTGCGCCCCATGCCAGCTGGGGGTAAAGCTTTGCGCCGTCGGCGGTGGTCTGCTTGGCCAGAGCGGACTTGAAGGCCGGGGCCAGCACCATGCCGGTGACGTCCCGGTCTGCGCCCTGCACCAGCGCGATGGCGGCCTCAATGTTCTCATCGGGCTTGTCGCCGGAGGAGATGGTCACAGCCTGCGTTACCTTGGAGTCGAAGTGATTGGTGCCGATGACGGAGGAGGCCGTGCCGGTGCGGGGATTGACGCCGTGGAAGGCCATCAGGTCGAGGCCCTTGGCGACCTTCTTGGCGAAGCCGTCGGCAAAGGCGCTCATGTAGTCCAGCTGCGCGTCCTCGGAGGCGTAGAGGAACTCGTCGGAGATGCGGGCACCGTACTCGATCTTGATGGGGACGATGGTGATGGGGTCGACGGTCAGGCCGCCCTTGGTCTTGGCACCGTTCTCTGCCACGATGTCCACCTCCTTGTCGAGGGAGAAGGTGAACTCCTTGACGCCGTTGAAGGGGATGGGGGTGGCGCTGCACAGCTTGGCCAGCGCAGAGGCACCGGTGGTCTTCTTGATAAAGTCGGGGATCAGCTCCTCGGGGAACAGGGAGCCTTTGCTCAGAATGTCTGCCATGTGTTATTCTCCTTTGCTCATCAGGTCGTTGGTGAAGGCGCGCAGGGCATCGCGGCGGCTGCTGCCGCCTGCGGGCTCGGTGCTGCGCGGGGGCGATTTGGGGGTCTGGGGCTTGAGCAGCTTGGCGAGAGACTGGGCATCCTTGCGGATGGCGTCCTCGTTCTCACCGGTAAGCCGCTGGGAGAGGTCGAAGGGGATGCCGACCTCGTGGGCGATGCGGGTCTTGAGCTCCGACATCTCAAAGGCATGGATGCGGGAGGCATAGTCGGCATTCTGCGCCTTGAGGCCGTCGTAGTCGGCGAAGGGAGCCAGACGGTCGGCAACGGCGGCGTCGAATGCCTCCTGCGTGGTGATGGGTTCAAATTCTGCCATGAGAAAACCTCCATTCTGACAGATGCATATAAAAACAGGGCGGAGGCCCTGCTTCGGCGTAGTTAATAGCTGGTGCGCTGGCGGCGTTTCTCCTTGCCCTCGGAGCATTGCCAGCAGGCAAGGATGATGCTGTCCAGCAGCTCGATATGGCCTCCCTCGGTCAGGGAACGGTAGCCGAAGCCGCCGTTGGTGCCGATGGCCCGCTTTTCGCAGTTGGAAGCCACCTGCACAAGGCTTGGCTGTCCGGCGTGGCAGAGCGATTTCGCAAACAGTGCCTGTTCAAAGGCGGCGTTGGCAGTGATGATCTGCTTGACGGTAGGAAGGACGGGCGCTTTGAGATGGGCGGCTTTCATGGCGTCGGCCAGGAGCTGCTGCCCGCTGGCACCGTCCACCGCCACAGCGGCGAACTGGGCCTTGCTCAGAAAATCCAAAAGCCACCCACTGCCTGCCCGGGTGGGGCGGCAGTCGATGGCTTCCACGAAGATTTTGTTGTCGGCAGTCCGGACGGCGATGGAGAGCGCTGCACTGGCCCCGTCCGGGCTGAACTTGATGCCCGCATAAAGCCTGCCCTTCAGCTCGGGCAGGGCGGCGACCTTCAGCTCCTCCCATTCGGCTTTGCTGATAGCCGATTTCTGGTTATACCGCAGCCAGAGGCCGAGGCGCTGGATGTTGAAGTCAATGGGGTCGGAGCCGATCTCGTCGGTGATGCTGCGCTCGGTAAAGATGGTACCCAGACTGGGATTCGTCTCGTACCATGCAGCCACATCATGGGGGTCGGTCTGCTGCTCCACGCTCCACTCGGCCCAGCCGGTGTTCTGTGTTTCGCCCTGCAGGGCCGCGTTTCGCAGTTTGAGGAACACCGTGCCGGAGGAGACCGGCGTGGGCGGTGTGCCGCAGAAGAGTGTCTGCGGGTCGCGGCTGTCCGTGACCACATATTTGAGGGCGCTTTCCTGATCGTCGGTGTACTCCTGCGCCTCGTCGATGATGAGCAGGTCGAAGCCCTCGCCCAGACCGCCCTTGGAGGAACGGGTGCGGAACTCGATGCGGCCCTCACCGCTTTTCAACCGGATGCTCTCCCGGCCAGAGGCACGAATGGATCTGTATTCTATCTTGGCCTTGTCCAGCAGGCTGCACAGGCGCTCCCACGCGGCATGACTGGTGGTCGTGCGGTGGGCTGTGTGCAGGATGTTCTCGCCCCGCTGGAGACCGTATAGCTCCCGCATGGCGGCGATCTCATTCTTGCCGTTGCGGCGGGGGACGCTGTAGCCGAATTTGGTATGTACCCACAGGCCGTCCTCGTTTTCGGCGAGGATGTCGTAGAGCAGGAGCTGCTGCCACTGTTGGGCGGTACGCCCGGTGGTGTTGTAGAGGTCGATGGCCTCCTGCCCGTGGGTCGTGGTGTAGGGCAGCACCACCGCCGCCGTGGGCGTCTGGCGGCCCAGCTTTTCCGGGACGGCCTTTTCTGACGCTCGGGGCATGACGGCGGGGCCTCCTTTATGAGAATGAAAATGTAATATTGACGAAAAGACGAAAATGTGCTATATAATAGCTATGAGGTGCGCCTCCGCTATATGGTGGGGGCTCGACACCTCTATTTTTTTGCAGTGAATCGCTGAACAGTGAATAATTTCTCTTTGCAGATGACGAGGATGTCTACATCCTGCGTCGCACTGGCAGTCAATCTTTTCCGTAGGACATCTTTCAGCGTTTTCAGAGAAATCGTATTCTGCTCATAGTTCAGGATGATTCCGCCAGGATTCTCCTGGATCTGCTTCAAACCATGCCGAACAGCGCTGTTTGCGGACTTTTCTGTAGAAACCGTTTTCAAATCCCAGAGCTTGTCGTTCCAGATGTAGTCTGGAGTCATCGCTTTATAATTATTTGCTTCGTTCAACAGCACGATGTCGCCGCCCAAATGGGCGTGCAGCCATTGTGCTGTTTTTACTTCGTCTGCATGGCGGATCATATCGTAACCAGCATCGTATGAGATGGAACCGACTCCCGGAGCAGCCGTCCGCAGATATTCCGGGAGGACGTTCTGCAGAGAGGCCTCTTTCGGAAAGCGGATTTTAGTGACAAGTGGAGACTCCGCAAATCCTTTGCGAGCCTGAAGGGTTTCGGGATCTTCCGTCCACTTCTTATCCCACACATTCTGCCTGCGGCCGTCGCCCGGGTCATACTCGACCTTGCAGCGGCAGCGCTCATGGCGGCGGTAGACGTCGGCAGGTACATGGAGATAGTCGTAGCTTCCGGCAAGCCTGCTGCACCATTCGCAGCAGCTCCCGGTGGTGCGCCGCACAACGCGGGGATGCAGACCGGCCCGACCCTGAAACTGCACGTTGGCTTTCAGGGTATCGTCTACTGCCATCCGGGAGAAAGTCCGTACCGGCTCATCCAGCATGTAGGCCACATCCTCGTAGTGCTCAGCGGCGCAGATCTTGTTCAGGATGCCGTCGATGCGGTCCTCATCCACCGTGACGCGCTGGGCCAGCAGACGGAGACCGGCCGCTTCGTTGAGCTGTTGCTGTACGGCAGCAGCGGCGTCAGCCACCAGTGCATGGTCCTCCTCCAGCAGGGGGCGGAGGACGCGGTCGGCGATGTTCCAGTACATCCGTCCATCCGGAAGCGTGTCGGCGCTGAGATGGAGACGGAACGCCTCGGCCAGAGCGCCGCCGACAAGGTCAGCGTAGTCCAGAGCCGCAGGGTAAGTGGCCGCCGAAGGAGCAGCGTTCCTCAGCAGGCGGAGAAAGTCGGCCCGGATGCGCCCCAGCAGCGCGGGGGCAATATCCTGCTTGTCCATCTGCTCATCCCTCGGCCTGCACGCCGGTCAGGTCGCGCAGGTTCTCTTTTCCGAAATAGCCGGGGATGACAGCGTTGACCTTGCCCACGGCATCGCCGATACCGGAGAGGGTGGCGGCGTCCGGCTCAAAGACCGGCTCCCAGACGGGGCGGGTCAGATAGAGCTGGCGGCGCTGATAGGCAAAATCATCCCGCAGGCAGGCGGCGAGATATCCGGCATTGAGAAAGCCGCTGCCGAAGGTCCGCTGTGCCTTGCGGGCGGCCAGACGCAGCGTCTCGTGGCTGGACTTGATGGCCTCTGCGCTGGAGGGATTGTCGGTGACAAACCCCAGATCGTCCAGCGTCAGGCCGGTCTCTCCCGCGAACAGTGCCGCGAAGGTGCGCAGCTGCTCGGTATAGGGGCTCATGCTCTGCTGAGTAAACTGCCCGACCACCGGATGGTCGCCCTCCTCGTCCTTGGAAATCTCCAGCAGGGAGGAAATGGTGGCTTTCCACTTGTCCATCGGGTCGGCGTCGCCGGAGGTCCCCAGAACGTACTTCTGCGGAAAAGAGTAGAACTCGGCGCTGATCTCGCTGCGCTTGAGAGTGCGCAGTGCGCCCTGCTGCAGGCCCATGCAGGCCCGGGAGATGCGGCTGTGGCCAAAGGGCCGGGCAGCATCCGGGCGGTAGCAGATGGGTACCAGCAGCGGCGCGGGGGCGGGGTTGGTCACAAGGTAAGGCTTTTCGCCCTTGGGGTAGTACCATGTGCTGCCAGCCGTGAAGTAGGCCTCCAGCGTGGGCGTGCCGTTGTCGGCGTTCCGCTCCAGAACGGCGTAGCCCTCGGTCAGCAGACCGGTCACATCGTCGATGATCCCGGTGGCATTGCCGCCGTCCAGCACCGACATGCGGGGAAAGCCGTCTTCACCGGCGCAGATGTACAGGAACGAACAGCTCGAGATAAGGGCCGAAAGGACAGCGCTGTCGAAAAGGATGTCGGCATTGTTCTGGCGATAGATGCTGTTCAGGTCGAAGTTGTCCTGCCGGAACTCCCGGAAAATGAGCCGATCGGCCAGCGAATCCACAGCCTTGCCGCACCAGCCCAGCACCTCGCTGAAGGTGCGGAACTCGGGCGGCGTGACCATGCCGAAGTCCTTCACGGCATTCTTCATCTCATAGTATTTATAGCGGGTAAGCACCCGGCTGCGCTTCAGCTCCAGCTTGCGGCGGAGATAGGCCATGCCGCGGGTCTGGCTCATGGGGGATTCCTCCTTTTCGTGAGAAAATATTCCCAGTGACGGCTGGGGAGTCCGGCGAGGGCAGGGGGAGGGGGCCATCCCCCCTATCGGCTGCGGTAGGTCGTCCAGTCACGGGACAGGGGCAGGACGCGCGGCGAATCGACAGCCTGCTCCTGAGCCTTTCCGCTGCGGGCCACCAGCTTGTCGCTCTTGGCCCGGTTGCAGCAGAAATGCGCGAGCTGAAGATTGTCAAGGTCGCTGGGGTGTCCGCCTTTGACGACGGGGATGATGTGGTCGATGCAGGGCGAGAGCGGATGCGGGAACTTATAGCTGAAATCGACCGGCTTGCCGCAGATGCCGCAAACGGTCTGCGTCGCATAGATCTTCTTTTTGTTCCGCTCAAAGGCCAGACGGTGTGTGCCGTCGTGGTCTGGCCGCTCGTTGCGGCGCGGTGTCCTGCCTGCCATTAGGATGCAGCCTCCTTTTGCTGACGTGCTGTGCGGTGGTCCTCGAAGCTTCGGCTTCCTTTGCCCCGCCGGGTCATGCCCGGAGAGGGAGGTCTTTTTGAGGGAAGGGGTACTTTTGCAGACCCCGGGGGTATGAAAAAGCCGCCCGGGGTTTCCGAACGGCAGAAGCTGCATAAAAAATCCCCGCACATTTCTGTGCAGGGTGATTGACGCACATCCGGTGGGGTATCCTTGAACCCACTGCGGATTCCGGGGCCTCCGGTGGTGTGCCGGACTCTCACGGGGAGAAGGAGGGACTCCCATCCGGCACGCCAGCCCCAAGCGGTTTCGCAGGCCATGCGTCAGGCTGTTGCTGCGGCGGGGCGCAGCGTCATGGTGCCGCCCTTGGAATCGAACCAGCCGTGTCTGGTCACACGCGCCGCGCACCAAATTGCGCTCAGGCGGCATAATAGAAGCAGCCCGCACACCATGCGGTCAATCGTCAAGGAGGACATGGTGCGGAGGCTGCGTGTATCGGGTGGCCTTTCCGGCTCTGCCGATGGTATCATTTTAGCATAACGTGGAGTGACATAAAATGACTTCTAGGTGACATTGACTGACATTATAAATTCAGCTCATCAATGGCGCGATGATGGCGGCGGTAGATTTGACGGAGGCAGAGCTTTATTTCAGCTGCAATGCTTTCCCATGTCTTGAAGTGAAGATACCTCAGCTTCAAAATCTCGTAATCGTCGGGGTCTTCCAAGCTGAGAAGCACTGCCGTGATTTCGGCATGGAGATCGTCGCAAAACAAGATTTGTGCGTCCAAAGCCTGCTTTGCTTTTTCTACTCGTTCCACAGCACGAGGAAGCGCCTGTCCATCGCCGCCACCTCCCGGCACCGAGGAAAGTGTCTGCGTCATGCGGCCATAGTCAAACTCTGCTTCCTGAAGCTCGTGGGTCAGATGCAGCTCTTTTTTCTTGGCGCGTTCGTACTGACGGAGCCATTGTTTCTTTTCTTCATAGGTCATTGGGCATCACTCCTATCCGTTACCGCCCCGCCGGGCGGCGCTTACTCAAGTAGCTGCACAGGTGAACCGCTGCAGCGTTTTATCAAATTCCAGCCCGGCATTGCCCACGCGCCCCTCTTTGTTCTTGGTCAGACGGCTAAAATATGCATCCCCATCAGCGGACAGCAGCAGGATGGCGTCTGCGTCCTGCTCAATCTGGCCGGATTCGCGCAGATCTGCGTTGGAGGGTTCGGCCCGCGCGGCGTTGCGGTTCAGCTGGGCCAGAGCCACCACGAGGATGCCGGTGGTCTGGGCCAGCTCATGCAGTGCAATGGAAATTTCTGTAATGGCTGTGTAGCGGTCTCCGCCGCTGCGCTCATGGATCAGCTGCAAATAGTCCACAAAGATGATGTCTGCCTTCATGCGCAAAGCCTGCGCTTTGAGCCATGCGACGCCCTTGCCCGCCGCAGACCGGATATACAGCGGCCAGTGTTTCATGTCTGCCAGCCGGTCAAGCTCGCGCAGGGACAGCGTTTTATTTTTGACCGCCGAGAGGGGCGCGTACAGCTGGTTTGCGATCAGGCGGGCTTCCAGCGTAGCTGGGTCGGTCTCAAGGCTGAAATAGCACACCCGCTTGCCCGACTTAGCCATACCCGCCGCCAGCTGAAGGCTCAGGGCTGTTTTGCCTGCGCTGGGTCTGCCGCCGATCACGAAATAGTTGCCGGGAACAAGGTGCAGATTTTCGTCCAGCTTGGACAAGCCGGTGCGGATGTACTGAGGCTTTTCGCCCAGATGCCGGATGTAATCATCCAGCAGATCGCCCACGCTCTGGAAGTCGCCCTTTTCGGTGTGGGTGTCCAGCGCCTGTCCCATCTGCTGGTACAGGTCCGGCAGATCGGCAAAGGCGGTCGCGGCATCCACAGCCCGGAGCGCAAGGCTCTGAAAGCGGCTTTTAGCGGAGTCCTCCAGGATGATGCGCGTCCACTCTTCCACGCGGTCGCGGGTCAGCCGGATGCATTCGCTCTCACAAGCTCCCACGCAGGCCATCAATGGCTGTTTCTGGTTCGGATAGCGCGCCACGATCTGGAGAATATCCAGCTCACCGTTCTTGATCCAGAACCCCTGCACAGCGGCAAAGGCAGGCTGCAGCTCAGGCCGAAAGTGCTCGATGCTGAGTTCTGGCAGGGAATACGGTGCAAGCTGATCATTTAGCAGCAGCGCGCCGATCAATACGCTTTGCGCATCCATCACAGATCCTCCCAGGTGCGCCCGCCATACGGGCCAGCAGGCTGTGCGGCGGTCTGGCCCCACTCTTTCCGGTTCCGCAGCCAGTTGCGCGCCGCCGCTTTCCAGTCCTTCATTCTGGCTTTGCCCACAAGCCAGCCATTGGCCGTGTACCGGTCAATGAACTTTTCAGCTTCGGTCTGGGCTGATGTGGGCGGGAGCCCCCGCTCCCGGAAATACGCCCCGACCTCTTCCGCTTTGGGCGGTGAAAACCGAGTTGCGGATGTGCCTTTATTCTTGCTTTTATTATTATTTTCTTTCTTGTCTGCACTTTTTGCAGGGGTAGAGCTGCATTTTTTGCAGGGGTCAGACTGCACTTTTTGCATGGGTGCATTTTCTTCATGGTTGCAATTTTTGCACCCATCATCCTCAGCAGAGCACGCCGCCGGGCGCAGAGCGGAATACCTGTTTGTGGTCCTTCCGTTTACCGGCTCAGACCACTTGCAGAGCAGCCCATCATCCACCAGTTCATCCAGAATTCCCACTACAGCCCGCTCGCTCAGCTTGAAATAATCCGTGATGTAACGGGTGGAGCCATAAAAACAGGACTGCTCATCCTGCGAAAAGCCCCAGATCAGGGCATAGATCAGGAGTTTGTTGCCTTTGAGATTGTAGTCCGTCACCATCCACGGCTGTACCACAACATATCCATCTGTTCTCATCCTGTTTGCCTTTCTTCATTAAAACGGCAGGTCATCGCTGTCGTCGATCACTGCAAAATCGTCGTGCTCGGAATCCTCCGGTGCAGGCTCACTGAGATGATAGCCCGCCGGGGGTGCTTCGCCGCCATCATCCGTCGGCTTTGTGCCGGTGCTCTTGGACCCGGCAAAATTGATGTTGTTGGCCACGATAGCAAAAGAGGTGCGGTTGTTGCCGTTTTTGTCCTGATAGTTGCTGGTTTCGATGCGGCCATCGATGGCGATCAGACTGCCCTTGGAGAAATACCTGCACACAAACTCAGCCTGCGCCCGCCATGCCACAATGTCGATGAAATCTGCCTGCCGCTGCTCGCCCTGCCGGACGAAACTGCGGTCACAGGCAATGCGGAACCGGCAGACATTCACACCTGCCGGGGTCGTGCGGAGTTCCGGGTCCGCCACAAGACGGCCCATGATAGCTACAACATTAAGCATCGAGATAGTCCTTTCCAACAGCGGCCATCCATGCAGCGTGTGCGCCGGGGCCGTTCTTTTCTTCATAACTTTTCTGAGCCGCTGCTTTCAGCGCCAAGGCAAGCCCGGCGTCAAAGTGGGCCGAGTATCCCGGCTCGTTGTGGTGCCGGTGGCAGAGCCAGACCTTCAGGCCGTTGCGCTCAGCAAAGGCCCGCAGCGGCCCGGTGATAACATGATGCTCTTCCAGCCCGCTGGTGGTTCGGACATTGTACCAGCGGCGGCAGATGTAGCACTCTTTTTCTGCCTGGATGATGCTTTTGTCCATTTACGGCTCCTTCCACTCCTGCCAGTAGGCAGTTACCATAGGATCATTCACGCCCATTTCAGCAAGGCGGTCAAAGATCCCGTCGATCAGATTTTTCATTTCAGCGGTGGTAAAGCTAGAGCTGCCCTGCGTGCACTTGACCGTGCAGCGGTCGTTGTTGAGGATCTCCACCACATGGACGAGGCGATAGCACCGGCGCAGGATCTCCAGCGCACCCGCCGGGACTTCCAGAAAATCAACTTTGGCACCGTACTTCTCCAGCATATCAAGATAGCACTCTTCCGGGGTCACGCCGCCGGTGCGCCCGGCGTTGTAGGCGTCGGCCATGATGGTGAGCAGCGCCCACATGAGCCGGTTCTGCTGGGTGCTGCGCCCCTTACGTTCCGGCTCCACGGTCAGGGTCAGGCGAAGGGGCTGCCCGTGGGCCAGATCGTCCAGCCGCTGCAGGAGCTGCGTTTCCACAAATTCCGCAGAGCTTTCCACCTGCACCCGCCGGGCGGCAGGGTCATAGACCACCGGCAGGCGGCCGATTACTTTTCCCATGTGATCTTGCGGCCATCTTTATCCGCAAACTGGACGCCGATGATCTCGCCGGTGTCCGGGTGACGCAGAAATTTATCTACAGCCAGCACCGTGGCCAGCTTATAGCCCGCCAGCTGCGGCGGGTCGCTGGGCTTGCGGCCCGGCTTCTGCACCCCGACAATGGACACCTGATCCGCACGCAGCACAATGGACGGCAGCGCCATCACGTCGCTGCCAATGCCCCAGAGCTCTGCCGCAGCCACAAAGCTGGTCTCTTCCTTCCAGCGCTCATGACTGCCCGGATGCTTGCCTTCCAGTGCGGCGGCATCTTTGAAGCAGTAGTCACTCATGCACGGGTTGAACACGCCCACAGCGCACCACAGGCGGCCGTCCGCGAAATAGCGGCGTTCTGCCCAGCCCAGTGGGCCGAATGTTTCATTCAGGATGCCACGCACTGCGGACGGGCTCGGCATCACAAAAAGCTTTACGGCATCCTTTGCCGTCTCCTGAACGATCACCACGGCTTCCGCAGGGCGCGTCTGCCGGGGAGTGGGGATAGATAAGGGAAACTGCACCACCGGTGCCGTCGGGCACTCCTGTGCACTCTGCACGGCCTTGCGGCGGGGCGTTGTTGCTTTGGTCGTTGCCATAAAGGTCAACACTCCTTTCTGTGCTATACACTGGCAGTGGCTTTTGTTTTACCGCCTGCCACCATTGGAGGGAAAAGCGATGTCAAGCTAATGCGACATCAAGGATCCGATCACTCTGAAGGATATAGCGGTCGTGCGCCGCTGCAATCCAATACACGATCATCGCAATGTGGCTCTGGTGACTGCTTTTAACGGCAATGAACCCAAACGGCTTTTCGACCTCCAGCATATCGGTGGCCACATCATCCTCGACTTCAAAATATGCCACGGTCTCCAAAGCATCCAGAGACGACAGGTGTTCGTGGCAGGTGTAAGTAACAGCAAGTTTTTTCACAACGCATCCTCCAAAAGCGTGATCTCGTAAATCGAGTTGTAAAGGTAGTGCCGCCCGCCGCGCAGGTATTCCAGATGCTGCAGCAGCATTTCCAGCGCGTACAGCGCAGGCGGAGGGTCTTTGCCTTTCAGGTGAAAATCCAGTCAGTGGATCAGCTCACCGTACTGGGTCCTGTCGATGCGCAGGGCAACGGCGGCCGGGAATGTGTGTCCGCGATCATCTGCGGCGTAGTAACTCACGCCCACATATTGCAGATAGCCGGAGTCCATGGTATACTGGGGGTGCAATATCTTTGTATTGGGCTTGTCCGTGGTGGTGCACGGGCAGGCTCTTTCTTTTTGCCTGGTCATGTCATGCACCCCGCCGGGCATTTTCTTCTCGGTCCTCGGTCACAGCCAGGCCGATGTGCTGCTTTTCGCGCTCTGCGGCATGGTCGCCCAGCTGGGCGAAGAACAGCGCCAGCAACAGCAGCACCATCGCGGTGATGAAGTCGGTGTCGGAGATGACGCCGAGGGCTTCGATGCTGCCTGCAAAGCCCAGTGCATACAGCATCCCGACGGCACCGCTGGCAACCGCCAGCCAGTAAAAGACGCCAGATTTGATTCTCATGCGGATGCCTCCTTTTTGCCTTCGGGTTCAACGTCGGGGAAGAAATAGTAGCCGATCTGCTCCTGCGGGATGCCGACGATTTTGCAGATGGCGGCGACCTCATCGCTGGGCCAGGGGGCCGCGCCCCGGATGCGGCGGCTCAGGCACTGGGGGCTGGTGCCGAGAGCGGCGGCGACTTCGTAGTCATGGAAGCCGCGCTCCCGGAAGAGCGCCTGCAGCTTCCAGTAAGGATTGCGCCGGAAGGTGCCGGGAACAGGGGAAGGGTGCTTGTAAGTCTTCATGATGGTCACTCCCTTTTTTCAGTGGTGAAAATGTCGACCATGATCTGGTCGAACGTCGGTCTCGATCACAGGCACGTCGATTGCCGTTTCCTGTGCGGAAAGCCGGGCCATGATCTCTTCTGGCGTGAGTCCGATGTCCTCATACCGGCCAAGGCGCTGCACAAGATCTTCTTTCTTGGACGGGCTCCAATAGCCGGTCTTGATGCCATTGCAGCGTGGGTTTGTCAGTCGTTCCATGCGCCGTTCTCCATTTCAAGCTCCCATTCGTCGCAGATAGTCCTGCATACCAACTTGGGAAAACCAATCAAATCTTCGCCGTGTCCGGCCATCAGGGCAGCATTACCGACGATCGCGGACCTGTCACCCAAAATATACAGGCTCGATGCACGCGGGTTATCCGGTAGCTGATGCAGCAGTCCTTCCTCGTTGACGATCAGGTGGATGCACTCCACCGGCTCCCGCGCCCAGGTGGGGTCCAAGCTGCTTTCGGTCACCTCGATAAAGCCGCCTACCAGCTGCTGCAAGGTGCTCAATTTGCAGATGTCGCCATTGTCGCAGGGCACCAGCCTGCACGGCCCATCTGCCGGGATGAAAATAATATAGCGTTCCATGATGTATCTCCTTGTTTGATGTGCCTTTTTGCGGTAAAGTGGCTTCCATGATCATTTCTTTAATAAAATAGCGACCAGTGCCAGAATTTGGATGCTCAGGGCGAATATCTGAATCGTCAAAGGGTTTTTCATAGTTGCTCTCCTTTCTGCCCAGTGTTCCGTGGCTGACGGCTCGCTGGGCTTTTTGTTGTTGTCCATGTGGTTCACCTCCTTGTGGTTGGCTCCCTCCTGCGGTAGAATAGAGGCACCAGAAGGGAGGTGAAATTATGGATGAGCTTAGTGCATTGCGGATGCAACAGATTGCAAATTCGGTAGTTGCGAGTCTGCCAACAAATGAGCAGATCATGGCCAGCACGCAGGCGGCAATGGCCCAACTGATGAAAGCTATGGATTTTGACCATCAGGCTGTAACCGAGTCGGCAAGAGCTACAATTTTGGTATTAGAAAAAAATACGCCGAAAATGAAACCAGAAGCGGTTGCCAAAATAACAGAAAGTCTTGCTGAAGTATTCCGCTCAGTTTCGTCAGGCGATGAGGTTCCTGTCGAAAAAGCAGAGGCAGTGGTTGAAGAAGTAAAGCCATACTTACCAGCAGAGGCAGTTGAGATAATCGAAGAAAGGATTCAGTCAGAGAAACAATCTAAAAGTAAGATCTCGTGGAAAACGGTGATGGAGATTATTTCGTTCGTTATCTGTGTTCTGGGGTTTATAAAAGATTGCTTGCCGGACGAGTACCAGCATAATCAAGAAGCAGCAAATACTGCAATCATTGCAAATCAGGAAGAAATGCTTGACCTGCAAAAAGAAGAACTTAAACACTCAGAAGAATTTCGTCAACGTGTCGAGGAGCATTTCGAAATCACGGAAGAGATTTACGAGAGAATTGCTCAAGGACTGGAGATGTTGGCTGACCAAAGCATCGAACCTGACCAAGAGAGTCAAAAGCTCGCGGATTTGGTTGATTTGCCCGATGATTCGCCAGAGGAGAAGACTCTGAACGAAACTGGAGGCACAGAGGATTGACCTGCTCCGCTTGAGTTTCTGAATCTCGTTTTCCATCTTTGCCCAGCGTTCCGCTTCCGACGGTTCGCTGGGCTTTTTGTTGTTGTCCATGTGTTTCACCTCCTTGCACACACCTCATTTCTGCGGTAAAATAATTTTGGAAAGGAGGTGATACGATGGAAGATATCGAATTAAAAACGTTTCCGAGCTCCGATATTGAAGCGCTTGCCCTTCTGTACGTCCAGAATCAAGACTTGAGAGGCAAAACCCCGGCTGAGATTCATACGATGTATCAGGATGCACTGTATGAAATCAAGCAGGACTGGCGAGAAAAGCGGAACAATGGTTATTTCAGAGATCACCGTTGAGAGCTTTATAAACTTTACACATGGCATCTGTAAGGTTTACTAAAGTATCCGCATCTGCGTTCAAGGACTTCTCAGCAAGCAGTTGCATCTGCTTGCTGAGAAGTTCTTCGTTTTTATCAACTTGGTTATCCATGTGGTTGACCTCCTTGTGTTTGTGTTATTCCTTTGCTAAAATGAGCGTAGGAAGGAGCTGGTTTTATGTATCAGCAAAAAGCTGACTGTGAAAATGTCGTCCTGAGTGCAGCAGACAAAGAACTTCTGAAGAAGATCGAAGCACATCCGCATTACAGGTGCGACCCAAAGGAACTTGGTAATTTGCGATTCTTTGGGTTGGTTCAGGAAGACCCGAGCGGAGAAGTGGATGGCTTTCACGATCCGATCGGAGCAGGGGCATACTGTGTGTCCGACTTCTATCAGGTTTACCGGGAGTACAAGAAAGACCGTTTCCGGGAGATGGCCATGCAGTCTCTTTGGCTGCCGATCGTTGTCAGCATCATAACAAACATAACAGTAGACGCATTACAATGGTTGTGGCCGCTGATAACAGGATAGTTTTCCAGTTGTCAGCCCAAAACTCGCCAAGGTTTCTAAAAAAGTCTTGCATTTTATTCCCTCACCAGTCGGTTGTGATTTTTTCTGCTTCCGCAACAACATTGCCAGCCCGAGCCGTCGTTTCAACAACAGCTTTACCCTGCCGCTCCTGTACCGCCAGTACAAGAGCGGCAATTTCTTTGGCATCCCCGGTGATTTTAATTTTCATTTCATTCACCTCCTTTGAAGATGTTGTCGGCCACGTTGTTCACCTCCCTTCCTGCGGCCCCGCCGGGGCGGTGTTCCGGTCAGCATCAGCGGCATTCCCGGAAAAGACACCTGCCAGTGCTTCGCTCATGATCTCATTGAAGGCGGGCAGGCCAAAGGCTACGATACGCAGTTGGTCGATGCGGCTGTCCAACTGATTCTGTGCCCGCTGGACCAGGCTTTCTGCTTGGCGCAGGCTGTCGCAGTCCCGGCTGTAATCTGCCTTGGCCTGTACGAAGCGGCTTTTGCTCTTATCACGGATCTTGATGAACTGGTCCCGCATATCAATGATTTCGGCCAACTGGTCCTTAGCCTGACTTACGGACTGGATCGCCATGGTCAGGCGGTCGTTTGTGGCTTCCAGTTGCTCGATATGCTGCTGGGCCTTCACGGTTTCATACACGCCGTTCTTCCGAAGTGCTGGCAGAACCTCGCCGATCACCCAGCGCTTGAAGGCTTTGGCCGTGGGCATCTTGCTGCTCAGAATCAGGCTGTACAGGCCGGACTCGTTGATGAGGGCGGTCTTGGATGAGGGGGACACATTCCCATTTTGGGAATCTGCCCCCTGCGGCAGCATCTCAAGCCGCTTGTCCTCCTCATCGACGTGGGCGATGATGGCCTTGCCGGGATTCTTGTACCCCAGTGCCACAGCAACGTCCTTGCCCACCAGCCAAGGTGTGCCGTCGATCTCGACGGTGCGCACCTGCCCGAACTCCGGGTTCTCAAAGATTTGTAAGTCGTTCATGTGGATTTGTACCTCCTTGTATTCACTTCACTTTCGCTGTAAAATAAAAAGACGGAAAGGAGGTGAATGGAAAAATGATTTTTGAAAATTTTTTAAGAATGCATGGTCTGAATATGCAAATTGAGCGAGATGGTGAAATTATTGCAACCGTTCCAGGTTTGCCAAACCGAGAAACGGCAACAAACCGTCAGTACGTTGGATTTCGCCCAGAAACCGATATTAAAATAGACGATGTTATTATCACTCCGGCCAATGAACGGCTTTATATCACGGAAACGCAGGCGTCGTTCTTCCAAAAACATCAGGAAGAAATAAAAGCGTTCTATATGACCGAAGTCGAGAAAAGAAGGAAAGAAACTGAACAGCGTCAGAGTAATATTTATAATATCGGTACAGCTTACGGTTCTGTAATCGGAACGGCTAATACGGCGACCATCAACTATCAGACGAATTTCCAGGAACTGCGGGAGCGGGCAGAAGCTGAAAACGCGCCGGACAAAGAGCAAGTCCAGAAGTTGATTGACCTTGTTGAGATGATCGTAAATGACCGGATTCCTCCGCAAAAGGGTTTGCTGTCCAAGTTTTCCGAAACGATGGAACGTCACTCGTGGATTACAAGTGCTGTTGCAGCTGCGCTTGTATCGTGGTTGACACAACTTCCACACTGATCTCGATGGTCAAGTTTAACAATGCTTTTCCATTGCTGGACTGAACAAACGAATAATCCTTCACGTTCTGGATAACCGTTCCGTCTATCTGGCAGCTAAAACGATTGTCCAAGTGCGACAGCTGAATCTCTTGCGCCCCGCGCTTCTCTTCCTCAGGAGCGTGGGGCCTTTTGCTGTTGCTCATCTTCTTCACCTCCTTCAAAAGGGAGCAAGTAGATGTAGACGTCTAGTTTGCTAGACAATCACTCCAAAAAAATTTCGCTGACTTTCTTATTCAGAGCTCCTGCGATTTTGGTTAAAGTCTCCGTAGTGGTCACCGCAATGGAACCGTTTTCAAGGCCGATAATCGTTGCACGAGACACCTTTGCACGTTTGGCCAACTCTTCCTGTGTGAATCCGCTTGCTTTACGTGCTTCTCGAATCTTAAAAGGCATTGTTTTGTTCACCTCCTTCGTTCAGCGTAAGTCTAGCGCACTAAACAAAACGTGTCAAGTATATTTTACGAAACACTTGATTTTTTGTCTAGCAAATTGTATGATATACTTGACAATACAAAGAAAGAGGGTGTGAATCTCTTGATCCTTGGTGACCTCATAAAACAATATCGTAAGGAACACGGATATAGTATGGATGCTTTCGCACAAAAAAGTGGTTTGAGCAAAGCATACATTTCAATTCTTGAACGTAATGTAAACCCGGTCAATGGGAAACCGGTTATTCCTTCACTGGAAACAATCAAGGCTGTTTCACAAGCCATCGGTGCTGATTTTAACGATGTGATTGCAATGCTGGATGGAAATCAAAAAGTGTCACTGCATTCGGAAGCGCCTGCCATCCCGCCGGGATTCATGCCGATGCCGGAGATGGTGCAGGTGCCGCTGATCGGCACTATTGCGTGCGGTACGCCGATCACGGCAGAGCAGAACATCAAGAGCTATATCGGTGTCCCGGCAGCGTGGCGGGCGGACTTTGCCTTAGAGTGCCACGGCGACAGCATGGCGCCCACCATCTGCGACGGCGATGTAGTCTGTATCCGGAAACAGCCGGAGGTGGAGCAGGGCCAGATCGCCGCAGTGCGCATAGGGGAAGAAGCGACCCTGAAACACTTTTACTATCAGAATGATGTGATGACTCTTCTGGCCGATAACTCGTCTGTATGCCCACCGATGGTCTATACCGGCCCCCAGCTGGAAGAGGTGGAGGTGGAGGGGCTGGCCGTGGGTTTCTGCCGGGGGTTGGTGTGAGGAGGAAGAAGAGATGGAGAACAACTTTCAGTTTTTAATATATCGCTCAGCGGAAGAGGACATTTCTGTTGATGCTATCGTAAAAGATGAAAGCATTTGGCTGTCTCAGCAGGGCATGGCAGAGCTATTTGGTGTGCAAAAGCCTGCAATAAGCAAGCACCTCAAAAAAATCTTTGAAGAGGGCGAGCTTGACGAAAAAGTGGTTGTTTCCAAAATGGAAACAACCACTCACCACGGGGCGCTAGAGGACAAGACACAAACACAGGAGACAAATTTTTACAATCTCGATGCAATTATCTCCGTGGGCTATCGCGTCAACTCACGCCGGGCCACACGCTTTCGTATCTGGGCGACCGGTATTCTCAAGGAGTACATGACCAAGGGCTTCGTGCTGGATGATGAGCGCCTGAAGCAGGGCAAGGATGCCTTCGGCAAAGATTACTTCCGTGAGTTGCTTGAGCGCGTCCGCTCCATCCGGGCTAGTGAGCGGCGTATTTGGCAGCAGGTGACGGACATTTTTGCGGAGTGCAGCATCGATTATGACCGAAACTCACTGGTGACAAAGGATTTTTATGCAATGGTGCAGAATAAATTTCACTATGCCATCACCGGCCAGACAGCAGCGGAAATCGTCTATAACAAGGCTGACCACACCAAGGAACATATGGGCCTGACTACATGGAAAAACGCCCCCGAGGGTCGGGTGCTGAAATCGGACGTATCGGTGGCGAAGAATTACCTCTCCGAAAAGCAGATTCGCCAACTGGAGCGCACAGTGTCGGGCTATTTCGATTATATTGAAGATTTGATAGAACGGGAAAACACCTTCACGATGGAACAGTTTGCATCCAGTATCAACGAGTTTTTGTCATTCCGGCGTTATGATATTCTGCCGGATAAAGGAAAAATTTCTGCTCGGAAGGCCAAAGAGAAGGCTGAGGCAGAGTATGAGCTGTTCAATCCGACGCAGAAAATTGTGTCTGATTTTGATAAGGCAGTAAAACAACTGAAGACATAAAGCAATGTGCAAAATTTGCACATTGCTTTTGTGGATATGTTTAACCTCCGGGAGTGACGGGGTGCCGCAAGGTGTAGAATATCACTCACCTGTATGTAAAAGAAAAACTCCCCCGGTGTTGGCTCACCGAAGGAGTAAGATAAGCGGCTCGCCCTTGCGGGGTCATCGCACACTCAAGCAATGCGATTATACCTCTTTTGGGCGGGCTTGTCAAAGTGTACTCAAACGGAGGTGTATTATGGGACGACGTACGAATACCGCTGTCTGGCTTCCGAATCAGAACCGCTGGCAGATTAAAGTACAGAAGGACGGTGTGCGCAAGACCTTCACCAGCGCAAAGCCGGGCCGCACCGGCCAGCGGGAAGCAAACCGCAAGGCTGATCTGTGGCTGGATGAGGGAATCTCGAGCACCCGCCTGCTGGTAGAGACGGCCTATGTGAACTGGATCGCCGAAGTGAAAATGACCACCAGCCAGTCGAACTGGAAGCCCATCGAGAGCCGCTGGCGGACATGGGTACAGCCCGACCTCGGCAAAAAGCAGGTAGCGAACCTGAACGAGCAGATGCTGCAGGCGGTGGTGAACAAAGCCTTCGCTGCTGGACTGAGTAAAAAGACGCTGATAAGCCTGTGCGCTGACCTGCGGGCATTCTGCAAATGGCTGCGGCTGGGCAAGCTCTCGACGTTTCACCCGGAAGAGCTGCACGTTCCCAAAGGCGCCCGTTCTGAAGAAAAGAAGATATTGCAGCCGGATGCGCTGCGGGTGCTGTTTGCCGTGGACTCCACGCTCTGGCGGGGGAAAAGAGTCCCGGACCCGTACATCAACGCCTACCGGCTCAGCTTCGTCACGGGATTGCGCCCGGGGGAACTCATCGCTCTGCGGTGGGCTGACATTCAGGGCGATATGGTGATGATCCACGGCGCGATAAACGTCCACGGCGAGAAAACTCGAGGCAAAAACAGCAATGCCTTGCGTTCCTTCGCGCTGACCTCACAGGCAAAAGAGATACTCGAGGCGCAGCGCGAGTTGACAGGAGGGGAGGAATTCGTCTTTCCCATTGAGGCAGAGAGCACATATCGCCATTGCTGGAAGCGCTATTGCGAGGCAAATGGCATCGAGTATGTCCCACCCTACAATCTACGGCATACTTTCGTCTCGATGGCCAAGACTCTGCCGGAAGGCACGGTAAAGTCGCTGGTCGGGCATTCCCGACAGATGGATACTTACGGCATCTATGCCCACCTGATAAAAGGGGAGAAGCAGCGGACTGCTGAACAGCTGGAAGGTGTTCTGGATAAGGTTCTTGCGGAATCGGAAGAGTAG